ACGCTCCACGGAAGTACGACGAGGACGCTTTCCAGCGCTTCCGGCGGTACCGGTGCGCGGTGATAACTGCACACGAGATCAAGGCAAATCCACGGGTCGAGGGCGTCTGGACAGACGTGGACGATCAGGAGGTTGATGCCGACGAGTGTGAGCGCTTGCCATGGGTAGAAAAGTGTCGGTCCGGCTGCTTGGCATACCCCGCGTCTTACGACGAGTGCGGGGTGAAACTGACAAGGACGAACGACTGGATTCGACACCTGGAGAACTGGGAGTTCACCGCCCAGGATTGCACCCACGTCAGCGCCGACATGGGCCGGTACGCAGACCACGCATCTGTTGAGGCCAACCCCGACGACGAGTGCAACGAACTGCTGTATGTCCTTGCACATGGCCGGAAGCTGTCCCACAAGTACGACCCAGAGGAGATCAGAGCTTCTCTGGAGAAAGGGGACGTCTTCTGGGACGCACTGTGCACTATGGCGTCGAAGAGGGAGAACACCAAGACAGGCGCGCCCATCGGAGAGTCAGACGTTTCAAACACCAGGGAGACTCTCAGTGCGTGTGACATCATCAGAGAGCTGTTGACGGAGTTTGACATCAACGCTGAGGCGGTGTGCAAGAAGCTGCATGGCATCGCCGCCGGGTGTGGTCGAGCTGCGCTAGAGCGGAAGTCGGACAGCCTGTTGATCAACGCAGGCGCGGGTAGCATCATGGTGGCGCTGGATGCCATAGGGTGGAGCCCTAACATGGTGAGGAAGATCGAGATGGACACAGCTGATGACTTTGCCTCTCGAGGCCGTGTCTCGCAGCATTTTCGCCCATCGAAAGTGTTCAAGAAGCTCGAGTGCGTCAGCAAACGAATGGGCTTCTTCCGACGCGGGGTGGTGCGCGACGGCTCTATCCAAGGGTGGTTCGTTCAGGTCGACTCAGCGCTGAACTGACTGGCTGCACAGTGGGCAGTGTTTGAGGCCAAGCAGGAACGGTTCTTTCCACCTGCAGCGACGGTTGAGAAGGAGAGCCAGATCGATGACATCCTGTGCACCTTCAGCAACACTGGGCGCGGAGTAAGGGAAGTCACTGAGTACTTGATCGCCAAGGTGAAGCTGCTGGGAATTGAGGCAGACCTGGTCAAAACACTCGCTGCAGTGACGAAAGGGCACTTCCTCAACCGACTGCTTGTGTTGATGAAACGAGGCCGCGCAGAGGTAATCACCTCGTGCAAGATCTTCTGCAAGGCAGATAGAGAGTGGGAGCGGAAGTTCAGCGGCTTGGCGAGCCGTATTCGCAGCGTGTTCAACTCTTACCTAGGGGCAGCTGACCGCGGGGCATGCCCTGTGTTGTGCTACCGCACTGCCTGCTGCAGGGCGCTGTCACAGGTCGCTAGCGCACGCGGGAAGAGCGCAGCGTTTAACCTAGCGGAGACTTGCTTTGTGGCCTTCCAGGACCCTCAGGTGTGCGGCTGGGGCTTCCCGACGTTTGCCCAGTGGGTGAGCCGAGACGCAGACAAGGCCTTGGATTCCGGGCTTAGCGGCTGTTTGCGTCTCGCGCGAACCATAGAGCCGGCTGCTCGCCATGCGGCAGGGGTGGTTCGAGCCATGTGCGAGCATGTCGCTAAGCTAAGGCTGCAGACGCCGACTTTCGTGACGTACGCAGACGACCCATCCTCGGTCAGAGCGCTGGACTCAGTGGACCCCGAGGAGAGCGTTGCCAACTTGATGAAGAGAGCGCGCGACCGAGCGACCACCGACCCTGCAATGAGGAGGTTGTGCGAGCTGAGCTCTGGCCCAGAATACGAGAACATGTTTCGGGCAGTGGTGCAGTCAGCCAACTGGCCGGCACCACTGCTAATGGAATGGTCAGCGGCAATGCCACACGCGGTCATCCGAGCGCTGGTTGTGAAGGCAGAGAAGAATGAAGTGCTGCTCAGGAAGACGGGGTTTAGGGAACGGCGCAAGGTCGCGGATTCGGTCAGAGCCGGCAACAGGCAGTTTTCTAATGCATACAAAGCAGCGTACCACAGGTGTGCTGCGGCGCAGCGTGACCACCTTAGCGCATTCCAGATATGCTCTGTAGTTCGGGCACGGCAGCAACAAGCCATGAAAACTTCATTGACCTACACCACTCTGCCTTCGATAACCGACCAGCTCGTGAGGACTGAGGGCGATGGCTTGGTGTCGGTGTATGTCCCCGAGTGTTCGGCAGAAGAGGCGTTTGACGGCTTCAGCAAATCTCGACTCGTCAGAACCCAAGTGAGCGCCGGGCTCAGCCCACTGCTGGATGATGCGTCACTGCGGCGCGACCCAGTCACCAAGGCATATAGCTCGGTGGCTGCCGTAAGCTCGGTCGTGCGTACACTCGGAGGAGACCCGGCACCTATGGTCAAGGCGTTTGGGCAAGCCTGGACGGGAGATGAAGGCCTGGTCATCCCAGACATAAGAGATGTAGGGACCACCAACCCCATGCGTCTGTGTAGCCGCACGTCCCGGAGAACTCACACCGTCATGATGATGCCGAACGCCATAGGGGCCATCTCAGTGAACGCAGGCCAATTGGTGTCGAGGGCCGACCTCCAGCAGTTGTTGATGGACCCTTTGTCTGCC